GGGCTACGGGAGGCTCATGGAAGCAATGAGCACGAGCGATTTCTCGTATCTGCTCACCGCCGACATGAACGCTCAGCTGCTCCAGATGTACGCGGCGACCGACGTGTCCTACCGCAACTGGACGCGGCCGATCCGGGTCAACGATTTCAAGAGCACGCCGCTCCCAGCTCTGGAAGCGCCGGTTGGTCGGCTTCAGAAACGCGGCGAGAAAGAGGGGCTGCACAGGACCTATCTCGGCGAGAGCAACTACGCGATCACCGCCGAGAACTACGCCGACTCGCTCTCTCTGACCAGGAAGGCGATCATCAACGATGCGCTCGGTGTGTTCAACAGCGTGCCTGAGATCTTCTCCAGGGCGGCTGCCCTGACGGCAGAGTATCTCGCCACTACCCAGATCGCTGCAGCGGCCGGTCCGGACGGAACCCTGTTCACGAGCGGTCACGGGAACCTGATATCGAGCGAACTGTCCCTCGCCGGTGTGATCGAGGCTGCAACCTACATGGGGAAGCAGACCGACGCCAAAGGCAACCCGCTCAATCTGTCGCCGAAGGGCATCATGGTCCCCCCGGCGCTCAAAATGAAGGCACAGGAGATCGTCAAGGCACTGACCGTCGAACGGTACGACCTGACGAGCGAAGTCGGGTACAAGACCGTGGGGAACAACCCTCTCGCCGGTCTGGAGATTTCGGTCAACACACAGATCCCGGTCGTGTCCAGCGAGAACACGTACAAAGACAAGCAGTGGTACCTCTACGCCGACCCGAGGCTGAACAAACCGACGGTCGCGTTCGCCACGCTCAACGTCGCTCCGGACCCGCGGGTATTCCGCATCGCTCCAAATGCCCAGATCATCGGCGGCTCGATGGACGTGTACAGTTTCGAGACCTCATCCGTCGATTACAAGATCGAGTGGGACATCGGTGCGGCTCAGATCGACTACCGGGCAATGGTGGCGTCGAAGCCGACCAGCTAATCTCCTTTTTCGGAGGGGATGCACTTGGCCTACACGTATGACCTCTCGACCAGTATCGGAAAGGTCCGGCTGAACTGCCAGGACACCTCAGAAGCGAATGCGATCTTCGACGACGCTGAGATCCAGGCGTTCCTCGACCAGAACGCCGCGAACATCTTTCTGGCTGCGGCCGACGCACTCGACATCATCGCCTCGAACCAGAGTTACATCCTCAAGGCCATCTCGAACAACGGCCTGACGACCAACGGGCCGGCAGTCGCTGCTGATCTCCGGGCACATGCGAAGGTGCTGCGGGCGAAGGTGGCCAGCAACATCGGCACGACCAGCACAGGGGTAGCGATCGTAACGAATCCGGACGACCCGTTCCTGGCATTCAGGTGATCGAGATGCAGACGAGTTTCATCGACCCGAGACTGGGGACGACCCTGGGGACAGACCACTTCCCGAGCACCTGCACGATCCAGACACTCGTCGAGACTGTGGATGCTGCAGGCGAACTGTCCGAGGCCTGGACGAACTACGCCGGCCACGTCGATATTCCGTGTTCTCTCAACCCAGAGAGCGGAGACGAGATCAAGACCGGCTCTGAGACATACGCGATCGCGACGCACACGATCAGCCTCGCCGGCCGGTACCCGACGATTACGGCGTCGATGCGGGCGGTGATCGGAAGCACGGCATACGATATCCTGCTCCCGATGCATTCGGGCCACGGGCTGAACACGCGCCTGAAATGCAGGATCGTGACCGTATGAACACATGGAGGAAACAATGACCGATGATGTCATTTTCAAGCGCGACAGGGGGATCGGTCCGGTGATGATGGGCGAGCCACTCACAGCCGAGGACGGCCGGGTCGCGGTCGCCCATCCGTTCGCCGAGATCGACGTCGAGTGGCTCGAGGCCTACACGGCCGGCGACAAGCCGCCGGTCCAGGTCTGCGACACCCTCCCGTCTGACTTCATAGTTGTTGGAGCCACTCTGCAGGAGGGGGTCTGAATGGAACTGACAGAGCGGCACCTGGAGAGCATCATTCGGACGGAAGAGAGAGTCAAGCACATCGACGAGAAGGTCGATTCGATCTCGGAAAGCCTCGAAAAACACGATTCCAGGATCGCCGCTCTGGAGAAACAGCACCAGGGGGAGAACGCAGTGGCGTCGTGGCGGGACATGACCTTCGGCAAGGTCGTGGCTGCTTTCGGCGCTGCCGGAGGTATCGGGGCCGTGATCGGGTGGATCCTGAGTCTTGTCGGGAGGGGGCCATGAGTCTCCAGGGGAGACGCGAGGCACAGACGGCACTCGAGCGGTTCGGTGAACAGGTGCAGAGGACTGCGCTTACCGCTCTCGAAGCAGGAGCCCTGATCATCAAGGCTGCTGCGCAGGACAAGTGCCCGCACATCACCGGTACGCTCAGGCGGTCGATCCATGTCCAGCCGGTCGAACGGTCCGAAGAACGGGTCGTCGTCGCCGTCGGCCCCACCGAACCCTACGGGCGCAGGATCGAGTTCGGGTTCTCCGACAAGGACAAACTCGGTCGCACCTACAATCAGCGGCCACAGCCCTACATGCGGCCGGCGTTCGACGAGAACAAAGACCGCGTGACGAAGGAGGTTGCGGACGTCTTTGCGATGCTCAGGGGAGAAGGAGGCAGATCGTGAGCGCGATAACCGCCGCACTCCGGGCCGTTCTGGTCGCCGATCCGACCGTCTCGGCACTCGTCGGAACCAGGATCTATCTCGGAAACCTTCCGAGAGATCCGACGTTCCCCGCCGTGACGATGGACGGGATCTCCGGCCGGCCGTGGGGCATGAACTCGTCGAGGACGAAGCACCTGGAAAGCATCGTCGTCCAGTTCTCATGCTGGGCTGACGACGCGGAAAGCACGTCGACCACACTTGCCCGCGCCATAGCGGAATGCCTGCACAGCTACGTCGGCACCTCTGCCGGCGTCGCGATCACATCGGTGCAGGTCAGGTCCTCCCCCGATGCCGGGACAGACTACAATCCCGACACCAGGATCTGGATGACGCCGCTGGACGTCGAGGCATATTACAAGTGAGGAAACCATGACTACAAACGCAGAATCAGCATACGGGGTTACGATTTCGTGGAACAGCCATGAGATCGCAGAACTCACTCAGATCGGGACCCCAGTGTCCGTTCTGGATATGAAAGAAGTGACGAACAATGATTCCGGGGGATGGAAGGAGTATATCCCAGGGCTGCTCGGCGTTGGGGAATTCGCTGTAAAAGGCAATTTCCTGAAGGGAGACACGGACGGCCAGATTTCCCTTCAGACCGATCACGCCGCCAAGACCGCGAGGGCGATCACGATCGGAAAATCCGGATCATTCCAGTGGTCGGCAACGGCATACTGCACGCGATTCAAGGTGGACGACGCCCCGCAGGACGGAACGGAGCTGACCTTCTCAGCGTCGTTCCAGATCACCGGGCAGCCGACATTCACGGTCACGGCAAGCACCGGACTCACCACGCCGTTCTTCACTACGTCGAGCGGCGACATCGTGCCGACGCCGGCGAACGACGCGTACGTCTACGTCGTTTCCGTTGCGATCGGTGTCTCCTCGATCACGGTCACCCCGACCGCATCCGCCGGGACCATCACCGTGAACGGAAACACGGTCACGTCAGGCGAGGCCTCGTCTGCGATCGCCCTCGGCGCTGCCGGGAGCGTGACGGACGTGACGATCGTCGTCACCGAGACTGGAAAGGCTCCGGTAACGTACACCCTGCACGTCGCCCGGGCGGCGTCCTGAGGTGAACGATGAGCACACCGATCACACTTGACCGCCCGCGGCACCTGAGGTATACTGCGAATGCGATCGCCGATGTCGAGGAGGTCCTGGGCGAGGGTATCGGACCCCTCATCTCCTCCTCACGCAAGGTCGGATTCCGACACGCCCGGGCATTCCTGTGGGCAGGACTCAAGCATGAAGACCGAAAACTGCAGGCGCCAGGGGGCCTGGAACGCGCTGGAGATCTGATCGATATCTGGTTCGCGAACGGCGGCACGCTCGACGGCCTCTACGAGAAGATCCTGAAAGCGATGCAGGCCGACGGGTGGTTCGGAAAAACTGGGCAGGCAAACGAGGGGGAAGAGGGCGGCGGCTCGACGACGTAGCCTATGAATGGCTTGGCATAAGTCCGCGAGAGATCGGGGAGTACACCCCGGCCGAGGTCGCGACCATGATGAACGCTGCGGTGCGGCGGTGGAAACGTGATCAGACTCTCGCAGACCTTCGAGCCGCCCGGATCTGTTCGATCCTGACTTCGACGACGAAAAAATCGCATCCCCCAAAGGAGTTCATGATCGATTACGACGCTTCCGGAGAAAAACCGCACAGGCAGACCTCGCAGGAAATGGCAATTATTCTGCGCAGTATGACCGCGCAGATGGGAGGAACCGTCCATGGCTGACGAAACAGTGCTCGGAAACCTGATGTGGGTGCTCGGCATCCGAAACACGATATCGGAAGATGTCACCCGGGCCGAGGGCGAGATCGACAAACTCGACGCCACGACGAGCAAGGCGACTGTCACCACAGATAATCTCTCAAAATCTTTTGCCGCTGCCGGAGCTGCTGCCGTGGGGCTCGGCGCATCGATTGTCTACCTCACTGACCACGCGAAGAAGATCAACGCTGCGTTGAGTGTCTCGGCTCTTCAGACCTCGATGTCTACGGAGGAGATGCGAAACCTCGCCCTCGAAACGACGAACGTCACCTTCCCGCTCTCGGAAGTCCAGAAGACGTTCGATTTACTTGTGCGGTCCGGGGTCCGCGATCGAGAAAGCCTGAAACAGACCGCGACCGCGTTCGATACCCTCGGCGACGCAACTGGCATCTCCGCATCGGTCGTGACCGAGACCCTGATCCCGGCACTGAACGCGTTCGATATCCCGCTCACGAGCGCCGCCGAGCACACCGACACGTTTACGCACCTGATCCGGAACACGACGGTTGAACTGTCCGATTTCTCCGGGATGATGTCCTATCTGTCGGCCGACATCGCCAACATGGATATCACCTTGGAGCAGTCGGTCGCTGTGCTCGAAGCGATGGCCGACCGCGGCATCCAGGGATCCGCCGCGACGCGTGAGTTCAGGAAAGCGGTCACGACGGCAGACGGCGACGTGTCGAAATTCTACTCTGCGCTCGGCCTGACCTCTGACGAGGTACGCGGATACACGCAGAAACTCGAAAATGCGAAAGGCATGACGCAGACGTTCGCCGACGCGGCGAACACGCAGTATAGCGCCGTCGATAAGTTGGGGCAGGTGTGGGAAACCCTGTCGCTCCAGGCTGGATCGGCCCTCGAACCGCTCGAAGGCATCGGGGCCGCATTGTCGGCGTCGGGATCACTCCTGCTCGGCCTGTCCGGAGCGGCGATCGCATCGGAAAAACTGTCTGGTATGCTCGGCACGATGTCGGTCAGCACTGCTGCAGCGGCAACCGGATCCCGGCTCCTGATGTTCGCACTCAACCCGCTCACGCTTACGATCGGTGCGGCGACTGTCGCCGGGATCGCCTTCTACCAGGCAGTCGAGGAGATCCACGCAAACACCGCCGCTCTGACAGAAGCAGAGAACGACCTGAAAAACGCCACAGAACTTACCGACGAAGAGATTCAGAAGCACATAGACACGCTGGAGAAGAACGCCCGGCACTACGAGGCCCTCGCACAGCGTGGCGGGGCGTGGGCAAACGTCCTCGGCACCGAGTTCACGGCGATGCAGGAGATCACAGAAGCGGGGTGGATCGCATGGAATGAACGTGCCAAGGAGGGGGTATACCAGAACGAGTTGGCCACGCGTGATCTGAACGACGCCTACGACGAGACCAAACGCCAACTGTCCGATCTCGAAGGCCAGTATGGAACGCTCGGCGATGCGATCGAGAAGGCCCTCGACTTCCCGGAGACGCTGGACGACCAGGAGCGGGCGGTCGAGCGGGCGGAGATCGCAATGGAGCGTGCCGCCGAGAATCTCGCCAGGGTGCAGAAGGACTCGTCCTCGACAGGTCTGGACTTGCGGGACGCTGAACTCGGCGTCCGTGAAGCGGTCGACGCGTGGGAGGGGGCCGTTGACAAACTCGACGAGATGAAAAAAACCGGCGTCTCCGAGATCCTCGACGGCCAGACACTCGAAGAAGCGCAGGCACAGTACGCCGCACTCGGCGACCGGATCGCCGGCGTGCAGACGCATCTGTCAGATCTCGACGATCAGATCGCCGGCGTGCAGACGCCTACGGCGCAGGAGATCTTCAGGGCGGTGGCGGCCGGCGACCTCACGGTCACGGGCCAGACCGCCGGCGACGTAGCGTTTGCGAGGGCGCTGAGCGAAGGGGGATATGTCGCTCCTGCTGCAGTCGCCTCTGCTGCCCAGGCTGAGATCCCGATCGACCAGAGGATCGAGATCAACATCTCCGTCGGGAGCGCCGACCAGATCGTCCCGGTAATGAACCAGACGCAGGCGATCGCCGACTACTTCAAGAACAGCCGGATCCAGCGAGGGATCAGGTCATGACGAGCGTGACCTTCGACGGCATTGCGCTCGTGCGGCCATCGTTCCCGGAGATCGATAGGGAGCCGCTCACGAAAGTAACTACGCTGCTCTCTGGAAAACGGTCAGTACAGTCGTCCCCTGAACTCGGATTCAGTGCAACGTTCACCTGCGTCACGGGATCATATTCCGACATCACATCGCTGTTGGCGAAGGTCGGTTACTCCGGGACGCTCGTGATCGATGGAGTGAGTTATACCAACTGCTATATCGATCTCCCCTGGAAGGAGAAAAAAATCGACGATGTGCACTGGCAGTACACCGTGAAATTCGCGAGGGACACATCATGAGTGACATTAGAGGAGACGGCAAACTGACGATCAAAACAACGATCCGGCGGAAAGACGGGAAAATCGAGGAAGAGACAGAGGAATACGAAGTGAAAGACGGAGTGATACAGAATGGCAACGTATCTGGATGAGGGCCTTGAGGAGGTCCCAAAACTGATCAATGGTGTGTCGACATCCCCATTTACCGATCTCGTCCTGGGGTCGGGCACGACTGCCGAGTCTACGAGCCAGACCCTCGCCGACGCCACCGTGATCACGACTGGTGGACTTGGCCGGGCAACAGCGACCTGCGGGGCAGAGTCGCCGAACAAGGCAACGTGGGGTCACGATTTCACCTCAACGCAGGACGGCATGCAGGTAAATGAAGTGCTGATCGTGAATGCGAACGACAAGTCGCTCATGCGGCACAAGTACAGTAGCACAAAGGCTGTCGACAACACCGAGGTGCTGACGGTCAGCGTCGTCTACACCGAGTCGAGGGCGAGTTAGATGGCGCTCACCTGGGGGAGCGCCCCCACCAAAATCATTGATGCCGTGACGGTCGCGGCATCGAGCGAGAGTTCCCTGTCGTCCGAGGTGGACCTGGACTCCTGCATCGGGGTCGTCGGGATATCGGTCGCCTGTACATTCAACGCCTCGGCCACGGACGGGGCGGTCCTGAAGGTCTACCCCTGCTATGACGGGACGAACTACGCTGATGTGCCCGTCGAGGAGGCAGGGGTCTCGCTCAACGACGCCGGCAACTCGACGGAGGCGCATCTGTACTTCATAATTTCATGCCGGAAAATCAAAGTCGCGGTGGAGAACCTCGACACTGCGCAGAGCATCACCGGCGTGAATGTGTGGGCGCACAAACAGATGTATTCGTGAGGGGCGAGCATGGCCCACAACCTTTTCTCTCGGTGGCGATATCGGACTTCGATTATCTTTTCTGGCTGCGATCAGTCCGTCTACCAGCAGGACGTGGTGGTGCATCGTTCATGGGGTGCCAACTACGAAGAGACGAGTGGCGGCCTAAACGTATGGCACATCTACGTCGGGCCGAACTGCAGGGCCGACTACGGCGATGTCAGGTTTTCGACCAGAAACGGTGGTGAACTGCCGTATTATCTCAGGCCAAACTACGACGGCAGTAGCGCGACGTTTTGCGTGCGGCTGGAGAGTGCGGACTCTGCCGGCGTGCTGATGGTCTGGTACGGAAACGATTCAGCGCAGACGACGAGCGACGGCGACGCGACGTTCCTGTATTTCGACAATTTTAGAGGCAATGTGCTCAATTCGTCGAAATGGGCTGCGGCAACAGGAGGATCGGGCGCGACGGTCAATGATGGGTTAACGATCTACAACAACGCTGATTCCACAAAAGGAATATTTTCGACAATATCGTTCGATCAGTCCGTCAGATTGGAGTATAGAGCGGCTTATAGTTCAAAAGGGTGGGAGTCTCATTGTGGATTCATCGTGTCTGGGGGGTTAGCAAACACGAACACATCTCGCGAATCCATCAGGACTAGAACCTCCGGCACATCTAGCGGGAATTATTTTTTCTCCGTTGTTGGTTACGGTTCGTACACAATCACCGCAGGGGCGAGTTTTTCTACAGATGCGCATATATTCGCCGTTGATCGTAATGGTGGAGACTGCATGCATTATGTTGACGGAACCCTATACGAAGTATCGTCCCACGCATATGATCCACCATCTTCATACCCGATTGCGTTCGTTGCGAACGGGTATTCGTATCCGATATCGATCGCCATTGACTATGTCGCCGTACGGGCTTCCAGCGCCACGGTGCCAGTTCTCATACTGACGTCGTCGAGCATCAACGAGTCTTACTCCGGAGTGTCTTGTTTTATACCTGCCGACGATACTATCAGATTTGGCGGCGTCGGGTCGATCCGGGTGCTCAACGACGAGATCTACTCTGTCGACGGAGCAGGCAGTTTCAGCATCGAGACTACGGTCCGGAGCCCGATCGCGATCGCCGGGTCCGGGGCTATCTCTGCGGGAGTGATCCAGGGCACCCCCCTGGCGGTTGCCGGGGTGGGCACCACAACGGTCTCCCCGATGGTTCTCCTGACTCCGATCGAGGCTGAGCCTGGCGCTGGATCAGTGTACGCGTCGCCTCCGGTCGAGGGGATCAGCACGTCGCAATACAAGTTCGAGTCGATAACGATCTCCCGGTCCATCCAGGACCAGATGTGGCAGTGCAGCGGGCAGATCGACGGCAGCGCCCTCCCGCCGCCGTATCGATACTTCTCGGTGGTCCGCCCGGACAGGGTTGGCACCGATCGCCTAATCTTCAGAGGATTCATTCCAGGGCGGAAGTACATTCTCGCCGATGCTGCACACAAATCGTCGGTCCAGGCGTACGACCAGACGTACATCCTGACCCGTCAGCACACACCGGAAGGGGAGTTGTCATTCCAACAGATCGATGGCTGGAACCCAGTCACCATCATGCTCTATCTCCTGGGGGAGGAGGGGCCGACGGCGGGGAGTCAGTCCCAGTGGCAGCGGGTGACCGGGATATACCCATATCGCATCGTCGACCCGGCCACCATCGAGGTCGACGGATACACCTACACACCAAAGGATTTCTCGTTCGAAGCGAGGTCGACGAAGGCGCGAATCATCCAGGCCCT